CTAGGAAGAATGAGCACTGTTACAAATACAAATGTGGGTGTCTCCAACTATGAGTATGAATCAAGGATTCAGGATGATAAGAGAAGTATATTCTTGTTAAGATCTGATCTTATTCAAACTGTTATAAGAGACATCAAGAAGTTGATGGCATATAAAGAAGGTAGCACCCAATTTGTAAATAAATCACTAGTTAAAGCTAATAATATAAACCTATTTTAATAAACTATAATAGGTTGCAATTACAAGGAGGGTGAGACACCCTCTCTCATAAGTCCACTTCATGAGTCAGCAAGTTTTGCGAAGTAAGACATAGCGTCATCATCATCGTCAGAAGCAGTGGGTGCTGGGTCAGGAGTTTTTGATGCTTGGTAAGAATCTTCAAGCTTCCTGAGCACTTGCTCTTCTGTGACAGACTTCTGTTCTGCTGCTGCGTAGTTATCATATTCAGTTTCCTCTGCTTGTGGTGCTGGACGTGTTGACTTCTTTCCAAGAACATAATCAAGACGCTTCTTCAGTTCATCATAGGATTTGAACTGATCAGCAGCAGTGAAAGCAGCAAGAGAATATTGCTTCTTCCAGATTGCTTCAAGGGCATCATCATCATCCAGGAGAGGACCCTGACGATCAAACTCAGAGGAGTCATAGTTCCAGTAACCAGCAACCTTCTTCAACTTCAGTTTGAAGTTAGCACCTTGCCAGAAGTCAAAAGGATTGATAGGAGTCTCATCCTCAAACTCAGGTTGCATAGCAGCCATGATCTTATCAAAGATCTTCTTACCAAACTTATAGAGGAACACACCTCCTTCATTCTGTGGGTTGGCAGGATCTTTGACAACATAGATGTTGGCATAGAAGGACAGTTTGCGCTTTTGCTTACGCACAGTGTCCTTATCAGATTCATTTCCACTGTTCCAAAGTTCCCTGTTGAGTTCTCCTACAGGATCTTTTCCTCCCACAGTGGTCAGGGAGTTTTCAATGTACCATCCACCAGGTCCTTGGAAGGCATGAGAGAAGAGTTTTACCCAAGGAAGATCTTCTCCTTCAGGAGCAGGGAGGAAGCGAATAACTGCATACCCATTACCTGACTTGTCCATTTCTGGTTTCCAAAGGCGTTCATCTGCACCTCCACCAGTATTGTTCATCTTCTCTACTTCTTTCACCAACTTATTGGTCAGTGAACCAAGGGAAGACTGCTTTTTAAGGTCTTTAAAAGACATTGTATTCTCCGTATTAGATGTATTTGGTCTGTGTCCTTTAGCTTGGTAGAGGATCAGGCAGCCTCAATATAAGGTATTTAGGTGAGGAAGTCAACCCTCTCTCTGGATGGTCTTCTTCATGTTTGCAATCATAGCATTCATGTTAGAGAACACCGTAGCCAGGTCAACATCTGCAGGAAACCCAATCATGGTTGCTTCCTTCATGATGTTTTCTTTCATTGATTGTGCCTGAGGATCATCAGACAAACTGAGTCTGGTGTAGAGAATTTTTTGTTTATTCAAAAGATCCTCAAGCATTTCCACATGCTCAAGTTTTTCTGCATTTGACATAGAGTGAAACTTAAAGACACTCTCATAGATTTTTTCTTGGAGTTCAGTAATATCCTGCATCTCCTTCTTGACAAATTCTGATTCGAAGAAACTCATACTACTATGCTCTTTAAAATTTTTCTATATTTGATCACATCAATATGTAGGAAAGAATCATACTTTGACATTCTCATAGAGAGAAACTTCCACACAGGGTCATCAAGTTTTTTGTCAAAGTTATTTTTGAATCCAATAATCTTATTTAATAGAACAAGAGATTCAAGAGAGATATTCTTACCAAGATGTTCTTTCACAATTAGAGGATGTTTTGTACCCTCAATGTGAAACATCTCATCAAAGTTCTTTCCAGCAAAGACATTCTCAATCTCAGACTTGAATGTATAACTCAGAGACTGAAGTCGCTTCTTCCAGTCTGTATAGTTTTGTTCTCCATTTCTGACGATTTCTCCAATCCAAAGAGACTGTGGATCATCACAACTGACAAAATTACTAACAAAAAACTCAACCACTTCTGCATCATCTTTTTGCCTGCTCAGTTTTTCAAAGAAGTATCTGTCACGTCTTTTATAGAAACTTTCCAAAGAAGCACGTGACTTTCCACCATACCTATGGTANTCATACTTCTCTTTTGTAAAGTGGTTTTTTAAACCAAGATAAGATTTGTAGGCATCAAAAGGAGTCACCTTGGGAATCATAATGGGAGTTTAGCATGACTAGTTTTCTTGAGGAGGTTCAGTTCCATAGCCTCACACTTCAATTTTTCTTTCAGGGGTTTGGACATCAACTTGGGAACTGATTCAATGTCCACACTATTCTTCTCACAGAAGAATACAATTGCATCAATGTATGACATGTCTTTATTGTCATGCGCAATCTTCTCTATCTCTTCAGCAAATTTCTTTGAAGAGTAAAACTTATTTTCAATAAGTTTGTTGATGCTATCTTCAGTTGACTGCGGCATAATCATGCAATTTATATTCAACAAACTCTCTAATATATTTTGAGAGTAAATTGATGTACTTTCTCTTGTCGTATTCCTCATAAACTTCAACCTCGCCATTTTCACATGACATAATAATTACAAACTTCTTCACCATTATACCAGTCATCTCATATAACATGCAAGCATAGGCTGCACATTGTACAAAGTGACTGTCAATCCATTTTCTTGGTTTAGGTTTCTTTGCTGTCTTGAAGTCAATAATAGCAAGTTCACCTTCATACTCAGCAATGCAATCCACACTACCAGCAACACCTAGTTCATAACTGAATAGGGATTGCTCAATAGCATGTACATTATCTATCTTGTCCAGTGTGGGTTTTGCCTGAGCAAATAAGTATTGTGAAAGTGGTTGGACTGAAGGTAATGGCTTGTTGCAAAGATGATGCTCTGCAAGAGTGTGCATATCTGTGCCTCTAGATGTTGCCTGTTTGGTAACTCTATTGGCTTCCTCATTACCTACCTTTGCCCTCCACTCTCTAAAGATCTCACGTTGGTAATGACTAATAATAGAGGTGATAGATACTAGTTTCTTTCCATTGGGAGTATCATAGTATCTAACACCATCAATAGTCTCTCTAGTGAGAGTAGGGTAATCAATTTCAACGTGATTAAACATTACATACCTAGTTCTGTTTTTGCTACAATGTATTCTTTGACCAGACCACTTCTACAGATGTCCTCTGGTCCAAACTCTACCATACCAAATGAAGGCATGTTCTTCAGAATACGAATGAAATCAATGATTCCATTCTTCTCATGGTTCTTAACCAAATCAGTTTGAGTAGCATCACCACAGAAATGAATCTTGGTGTTCTCACCTACCCTAGTAATGATTGAATCAAGTTCATGGAAGTTCAGATTTTGGAATTCATCAATGATGAGAATTGCATTGTCAAAGGTTGTACCTCTGATGAATGATGTACTCCAGAAACTGATTGTTCCTTGTGCTTTCAGGTTTGCATAAAGCATTTCAAAAGCATTATCATCAGGCATCTCAAACATATATTTTACCATATTCTTATAAGGAATTTGGTAGATGTCTGATTTGTCTTCATGATCACCAGGCAGGAAACCAATCTCTCTGGTGGGCACAAGAGACCTTACAATGTAGATCTTGTCATAAGGTGTCTTTGTATCTAAGACATCTTGGAGTGCATTGTAGAGGGTGATAAAGGTCTTACCAGTGCCAGCACATCCATAGGCAACTGTGTGTTGATCTTTATCATACTCATCAAAGAACAATTGCTGATTTTCTGTGAGTGGTTCAATCTTCTTGATGTAATCAAGATTGATTGGTTTCTTCCTTTTCATAACTCTATTGCTCATTCCAAATGGCACTGGATTACCAGTGCTTCCAATTCCTGTTTTAGATTTTCTTGGCATAGTGGTCTAGTCTACATCAAAGGCAGATTGGGTTGAAGATTCATAAGATCCTCTCTTTGCTAAACGTCCAGAAATACCTCCAGACTTTTCAGCTTTCTTGAGGACTTCTCCCCATCCAGGATTCTTATTTACAAGTTTATCTCTCCATTCACCAACTTCAATTCCCATACCTGGTGAATTTTCAGGAGTAAAATATCTTTCCCATTCAGGATTATCTTTCTTCCACTGATCCCAATCATGGATGCTCATTTTGACATCCTTTTTTTCACCAGTTTCTTTATTAAGTACAGGGTATGTTGCCATAAAGTTAACTCAGTTATGTGTTTATTTATTAAGACCAGTCAAGTGCCTGTGCAATNACAGGAAATTGCTCTACAAAGATTGNCTTACAAGCATTAGCAAGATCCATGTGTTCCTTCTGTGTGCCATTAGCAGACCTCAGATCAATATAATGNACCCATGATCGCACTGAGCCACTCATATACATTCTTGTCGGAACACACATGGGGAGCACATTACGAGCACACTCTTTTGCAACGCCATGTCCAAGCATCTGCTGATACAATGCCATAGATGAATCAAACAGAGTTTGCATCTGCATCTCTAGTTTCTGAACAATAAAGGGATCTAGATCATCAGTTGAGTTCTGACGATTCTTAGTGTCCTGACGTCTCAATTCTGGAAGAGGAATCTTATCCATCAACAGAGATGAATCAGCATACCTTTGTGAAAATTCTTGAAATGTGAAGCTCCTATGACGCAGCACTTGAGCCGCAATTGCCCTAGTGGTTTCCAACTCAATGGTCAGGAATGCCTGCTCAAAGATGCTCCAATGCTTGTGCTTGATGCAATACTTGATAAGACCCTCAAAGGAATCATTACCCTGGTTAGAGGGGTTGCTCACTCTGGCACA